TATATGGAAGAGGTCCGCATCATTGAGAAACCCACCGTGGTGCAGTACGACAATCTCAAGATTGGTCTCGTCCCTTGGATCAACGACGCGAACGAAGAAGAGTCTTACAAGTTTCTCAAGTCGTGCAAGGCTGATATCATTGGTGCGCACCTAGAACTCGAAGGGTTTGAGATGCAGGCAGGTATTCCGTGCACACATGGTATGAAAGCAGATGTGTTCGACCGATTTGAGACGGTACTGACTGGACACTTCCATACACGTTCGAACATCGGCAACATTCATTACCTCGGTTCGCAGATGGAATTCTTCTGGAGTGATGCACACGATCCGAAATACTTTCATATATATGATACCGAAACAAGAGAGTTGACACCAGTCCAAAATTCTGTTACACTATTCCAGAAAGTGTATTATGATGATACCGTGGAGAAGGCCGAGTACAAGTATCGGACTGGTAAACTACCTGACGTGACTGACAAGTTTGTCAAACTGATTGTGGTTAACAAGTCAAATCCGAAACTGTTTGAACACTTCGTCGACCGTATCAACTCGAAACGAATACACGAACTGAAGATTGCCGAGAACTTCGAAGAGTTTGTCGGTGGTTCTGTAGAGGACGAAAAAGTATCCGTAGAATCTACGGAAGAATTACTCTCTACATACATAGATGCAGTGGACACCTCGCTTGACAAAAACCGAATCAAGTCGATGGTGCATGAATTGATGATTGAGGCACAGACTCTCGAATTAGTATGATTATATTTAAAAGACTTGCATACCGTAACTTTTTGTCTACGGGTGATACCTTTACCGAAATTCCTCTCAACCGTTCTAGGTCCACACTGGTCGTAGGTCAGAACGGAGCTGGCAAATCGACAATGCTGGATGCGTTGTCATTTGCCCTTTTTGGAAAGGCACATCGTAACATCAACAAGGCACAACTCGTGAACTCAATCAACGGCAAAGGTATGGTCGTAGAGGTTGAGTTTGATATCGGTCCTGCCAACTACAAACTCGTGCGTGGTGTCAAACCAAACAAGTTTGAGATATGGAAAGACGGTACGTTGGTTAATCAGGACAGTCACAATAAAGAGTATCAGAAGGTACTTGAACAGAACATTCTGAAATTAAATCATAAATCGTTTCACCAGATTGTGGTACTGGGTAGTTCGTCGTTCATTCCGTTCATGCAGTTACCCGCACAACATCGACGTGAAGTGATCGAGGATCTGCTCGACATCAACGTCTTCTCAAAGATGAACGGTATTCTGAAAGAACGTGTGTCGATTCTCAAAGAGAAAGATCGTGCGAATCGTGTTGAGTTGGATCTAATTAATGAGAAGATCAGTACGCAACAGAAGTATGTGAAGAAGTTACAGGAACTCAACAAGTCGCAGAAGATTGAACGACTCAAAGAGATCACACAACTCGAAGAAGGTATCAACACGTTGATGTTAACCAAGGGTACCGTAAATGAAATGAGTGCAGATCCACTCAAAGAACAACTCAATGAGTTATCGCAGAAGTTTCGACAACTAGAAAAGTATGATCACCAGTTTGGTGTGAAACAGAAAGAACTGAACAAAGAGATTAAGTTTTATGAAAATAACTCAACGTGTCCCACCTGTGATCAAGGTATTGGAGAAGAACTTAAATCGCAGAAAGTCGAATCCGCCGCAAGAAAATGGGACGAGATCGAAGAAGGACGACATGTCGCTGCAGGAAAAATCCGACAGTTCAACGAACAGATGGACAGTGTAAACAAACAGATCGAAGAGATACAAGAGAAACTCAATAAAGAATATGAGATTACTGTACAGATTCGCCAAGCGCAGAATCGTATCACCAAGTTACAAGAAGAACTTAAGTCTGTGGATGAAGAGACGGGTAGTATCGAAGAAGCGACTACTCAACTCGAAGAGTACACGACCAAGATGAATACTCTCAAGGACGAGAGAATGACGTTGGTTGATGATGGTGCATATAATGCTGTCATCACCGAACTGTTGAAAGATACGGGGATCAAGACAAAGATCATCAAGCAGTATCTGCCCGTGATCAATAACCTTGTCAACAAATATCTCCAAGTGCTCGACTTCTTTGTGTCCTTTCACCTCGATGACACATTCAAAGAGACGATTCGCTCACGCCATCGTGATGCGTTTTCATACGATTCGTTCTCGGAAGGCGAGAAGCAACGCATTGACTTGGCACTCCTATTCACTTGGAGACAGGTGGCCAAGATGAAGAACTCGGTAGCAACAAATCTACTGATTCTTGATGAGACTTTTGATTCGTCTCTCGATGCAGATGGCGTTGACAATCTGACCAAAATTCTGGACACACTGACTGACGACAGTAATGTTTTCATTATATCTCACAAGGGTGAACTACTCGAAGGTAAGTTTGATGACAAGATCGAGTTTGTCAAATCCAAAAACTTCTCAAAAGTCGCTTGACAAATTGACTCATATGTTATACAATTATACGATCAACTGTGCAAATTATAGGACATTATTATGGAATTAACTGAAAACACTTTGCAAGTTCTCAAGAACTATGCGACTATCAACTCAAATATAGTTATCGAAGAAGGTAACACGTTGAGAACAATATCCGAGGCAAAGAATCTTCTCGCTAAATCAGAAGTTGACGTGAACTTCCCCAGAACATTTGGTGTCTATGATCTGGGTGAATTTCTGAACGTTCTAGGAATGATGGACTCACCCAGTCTCAAATTTGAAAAAGACTATGTTCTAATCAACGATGGTTCAAGACGTTCACGTGTAAAATATTTTTATTCTGATCCCGAGATCTTGACAAGACCCACCAAAGATCTTATAATGCCAGAAGGTTTCGATGTGACCTTTACTCTGGATAGAAGTACATTATCACGAATCAAACGTGCATCATCAATTTTGGGACACACCGAAATGTCTTTGACACGTGATGGAGATACGTTGGTTTTATCTGTTATAGATAACAACGACGAAACATCGAATGCGTTCTCAATCGACGTTGACGGTGAGACAAATGTGGAAAGTGATTTTAACTATGTTTTCAATATCAACAATCTAAAAATGATTGATGGTGATTACACGGTGAATATTTCTTCCAAACTTATTTCACAATTTGTGAACAAAGAATCCAGTAATACATATTGGATAGCGCTAGAAAAATCAAGTACTTGTTAAGGAGTAAAAAAATGGATGCAGATTTTGTGAATTTGGTTAACCGAGTGACTCGTAGCACGGTTGCTGTAGTTGACACTGTTACGTCTCGGGGTGGATTTCGTGGTGAAGAACTGTCCACCATTGGTCAGTTACGTGATCAATGTATTGCCTTGATTCAACAGGTTGAAGCATTAGAATCCGAAAAAGAGGATTAGATTATTTGCGGGGGTGCGATTAGAGCAGGCGGTGGAGTCCTTCCATCGTGGGCTGGGCGGTTCGGTCACCCCGCTCCAATCTTGATAGGGGAACATTTCGTTCCCTTCATTTTTATATTATGGAGTAATAAATGGAACGTGATTTCCTTTGGTGCGAAAAGTATCGTCCCAAAAAAATATCAGAATGTATTCTACCCGAAAGTTTAAAAACGACTTTTCAACACATTGTTGATTCGGGTGAACTCCCCAACATGTTGTTCACTGGTACTGCGGGTCTGGGTAAAACCACCGTTGCAAAGGCTTTGTGTAACGAACTGGACCTTGACTGGATTATTATCAATGGTTCTGAACAAGGTAATATCGACACTCTCCGAAACAAAATAAGACAGTTTGCATCTTCGGTATCACTATCGGGTGGTAAGAAGGTTGTCATCCTAGACGAGGCGGACTATCTAAATCCCAACTCAACCCAACCTGCATTGCGTGGATTCATAGAAGAGTTCGCCAACAATTGTCGATTCATTTTTACATGTAACTTCAAGAATCGTATCATCGAACCACTGCACAGTCGTTGTGGTGTATATGAATTTAATACTAACAAAAAAGATATGGTGAAACTGTGTGAACAGTTCATGTCTCGTGTCAAGTTTATTCTGAAAGAAGAAGGTGTGTCGGTCGGTGGTCCTACTATGCAGGGAATTGCTGATCTGATCATGCGACACGCACCCGATTGGAGACGAGTTATCAATGAATGTCAACGTGCATCTATTGGTGGCGAATTGAAGTTGTCGACTCTGTCAGACAATACTAGCGATAACTACGGTGTTCTTTTCAAATCATTAAAAGAAAAAGACTTCAAGAAGATGCGTTCGTGGGTGGTGAACAACATTGATGTGGACGTGTCATCAATTTTGCGACATATATATGATAATATGTACGACCGTGTAGAACCGTCTTCTATACCACAACTCGTTCTGATACTCGCAGATTATCAGTACAAGAATGCGTTTGTTGCAGATCACGAACTGAACGTTGTCGCATGTATGACAGAAATAATGGCAAATGTGGATTTCAAATAATGAAAAAGAAAATACTTCTCACGGGCACTCGTGGTTACAGGCCTGGGTTTATTGGTGGTAATTTTTTAAGGTTGTATGCTGACAAATACGACATTGTAGAATATCTGGACGACATTCGTGACTGGAATCATTCCAAACACTACTGGGAAGATTTAGATTGTATTGTTCACCTTGCGGCAATGGCAGGTGTTCGACGTTCCCATCAAGAACCCGAACTGTATTGGGATGTGAACGTCAATGCATCCAAGAAGATATTTGAATCTATCGACAATAGTATTCCAACCATCTACGCATCGTCATCTAGTGTGTACGAGTGGTGGTTGTCTCCGTATGCCACAACCAAATGGGCAATGGAAGCGATAGCACCTGAAAACAGTCTGGGATTAAGATTTCATACTGTGTATGGACCAAACAGTCGAACTGACATGATATACGATAAATTACTTAAAAAGGAAGTGTCGTATATTACACGCCATACTCGGGACTGGACTCATGTCGAAGACGTTTGTTCTGCGTTAGATATCTGCATAGAAAATTTTGATAATCTGAAGAAACACCGTGCGATTGATGTAGGTAATGGAGAACCTGTTACTGTTAAACAATTAGCGGATCGTTTATGGCCAAACAACGGTCTCGTAGTAAAGGAGGTTACGGGAGAAAGAGAAAACACTTGCGCAGACCCATCTATTCTGTTAGAATATGGATGGAAACCTAAACACCATGTATTGGAATAATAACAAATGAACTTTAACGATAATGTGTGGTACTTACCCAATCTGATTGATATCAGAACATGTCCTAAAAATGGCATGACAAGCGTAAAAAACTTTTACTATAAATTGATGTCACAAATAACGAACGAAAATTATTCGAAATATAATCGTGAGTTTAAGACAGAAAGAGGAGGACCAATAAATTTCAGAGAGTATCAAGTCTGGAATTATTGCGACTTTACTGACATACCGTTTCGAAAGTACAGTACTCGATTTGCGGTAAAACGTGATCCAGTTAAAAGATTTCTTTCTGCGGTTGAATATTTACAGGCTAACTTTGATAAGGAAGGAAAACGAACGATTCATAAAAGAACGTATCCAAAAAAATATGAGGATCTGGACGAACTGCTTACGGATATTGAAACACAAAAGATGATGAACATACATTTCTTCCCGCAGAGTTATTATATGGGGAATGTAAACAAATATCAGTTTGTGTATAGGTTAAGTGATTTAGACAAAATGTTCGAACATCTATGTTCTTTATATGAGGTTCCGAAGTTTACTATGAAATTGAATAAAACTCAAAGGACTATAACTAAAGACATTTCGATGGTACAGATAGGAAGAATCCGAAAACTTTATCAGATAGACTACGAGAACGGTTGGTATTGATATGAACCCATTTGATTATGTTACTGCGATAAATTACAACAAAGAACAACTGATACATGATGATATTACAGAGAACGGTTACAGTCCGTTTATGACGAATCGTTCTCTGTCCTACTTTCAAGACACTGTGATCCTTGCGAATGAAATGAATAAATATCATCTTTTGGACAATAAACTCCAATTTGATTTTTTACTAAATATAGTTAGGAAACGTAAACGTTTCTCCAAATGGGAAAAACCAGAAGTTTTTGGTGACTTGGAAGTGGTAAAAGAGTATTATGGATATAGCAATGAAAAAGCAAGATCCGCACTCAAACTACTTTCACCTGATCAACTAATTCAAATAAAAAATAAGGTGTATAAAGGTGGAAGAAAATAAAATATGGAAACCAGCGGATATGTTGGAAGTTGTGCTTAATGAACCTGATGACTTTTTGAAGGTGCGTGAGACACTCACACGAATGGGTGTTGCTTCTCGAAAAGAAAACAAGTTATATCAGTCGTGTCATATCCTACACAAACAGGGTCGTTACTTCATAGTACATTTTAAAGAACTGTTTCTGCTTGACGGTAAAAAATCGAATCTAGAAGAAGGTGATATACTTCGACGCAACACTATTGCAACTCTGCTCGCTGACTGGGGTCTAGTACAGATCGTAGACAAGAGTCAGGTCGCAGAGTGCGCACCACTTCGTCAAGTGAAAATTATTTCACACAAAGACAAACACGAGTGGGAGTTGTGCCCGAAGTATAACATCGGTAATAAATCTTAAACGTATGTGACAACACACGTTAAGATAGACAAGAAGACGACTGGTGTTATTACAACGGCGTCTTCTTTAATCTTCTTAAAAGACATGTGGAACTCCTTACGCTTCACAGCGTTTGAATTAAAATTAATGTCTCACGACATCCGATATTATTTATATGATTTCAGTACAAGAACATATACGGAGAATGCATGAAATGTTTGGGGATTTACCTGATCCCAAGCACGAACCAAAAAGGTTCGAATTTTATGTAAAACTCTACAAATTTTATACTCGTCGAGTATAAATAACCGTGCGATGCGGATGGTCCGGTCGCATATACAACACAACCTTGCATAATATATGGAGGTACCGTTATGGTAACTAAAGCATTTACTTTCCCACGTTCGCATTTCATTGGTTTTGACCATGTGTGGAACGAGATTGAACGTCTGGCTGATGTAGCAGATAATAAACTCTATCCCCCCCACAATGTTGTGAAACACAGTGAATCAACGTACACAATTGAACTTGCACTTGCGGGTTACAAATCAGATGATCTTCACGTAGAAGTAAAAGAAGGCATTCTTGTAATCACGGGTGACAATCGTTCAACCGTAGATACAGAGGAAACTCGCGAGTATCTACACCGTGGAATCTCTGGAAAGAAATTCACACGAACCTTTAGGTTATCAGAGCACGTTGTTGTTGATGGAGCTGACTTTGTGGATGGACTACTGGTCATTGACCTGAAAGTAGTTATTCCTGAAGAGAAGCGTCCCCGTAGTGTACCCATTGGCAAACAACATACTCTATAACTTGAAGGAGAGAAATGAAAAGACTAGCCCTCGTTGCTTTACTTTTTCTTTCACCTTTTGTTAGTGCTACAGAGATTGAAGAAGTTGTCGTCAAGGCACCGAAGATTACTATCGCCCTTGAGAAACTCTCTTTGAATCATGTACAAAATCCTATTACAGGAAAGTGGCACTATATAAAGAAAGAAGAAAAACGTAACAAAGCATAAACACGTCCCGCACTTCGGTGCGGGATTTCTTTGAAGTTGGAGATTAATTGTGGTAGAAGGTTATATTCAGGCAAACCTTAAGAACCCAATCGTACACAAATACCTAGAACTGTCTCTCAAGTCTTTCCGACCAGTTTCTGATGTTTTTAATATTAATATCATTCAGTGCATGGTGCCTGGCGAACAGTTGAAAACACACGATGGACATGTTATTCTTGGTCAAGAAAATTTCAACGAAGAAAAGAAAAGATCTCCCCAAGAAATCGCATCTATAATTTCTCAATACCGACTCATGCGAAGAATTGCGAACGGAGAACGGTTGTTCATCATGGAACACGATGCATATCTTTTTCCTAGTGAGGAACCCGAGTTTCGTCGAGTGATGGGAAAATATGATCAGTTGTTGGTGTGTAACATCGGGATTGCAATGGAATGTTATACCTGTCATCCCGAAATTGCAAAACGATTTTGTGAATGGGTGGAGAATGATTATGACCATAAAATGAAAGGACCCATGGCAATACTACACAAAGTTATTGATGAATACGCAAAAGAAATAGACAACAAAGTTCGAAACGTATGGTGGCCCAAAAAGGGTCAAAGGAACGAGACAGGTTTATCAAACACAGTAACCACTGCATTTACAGATCCAACGTTGACTATCAAAGCACCAATAACCCAAATGATCGACATGAGTATTGGTAGTACCGTGACAGACCGAAAAGGCGTCAAACCAAAATATACAGAAAAATCTCACCCAAATTTTCATTTCGTGACACTTGACCTTTCCTAATTTTTATACTATACTGTTATTATGAAATTTTATACTAATGTGACCCGATACGGGAACAAAATCCTATACCGTGGAGTTGAGAACGGCAAACGTGTTCAACTCCGCATTCCTTATAAACCTACCCTGTTTGTTGAGTCGTCTCGTGCGACTGGCAAATACAAAACTTTGTATGGTAAACCTGTCGAACCGATGGAGTTCGGTAGTATGAAAGAAGCCACCGAGTTCATGAAACAGTACGAAGACGTACAGAACTTTGGTGTGCATGGTCAGAACAACTTTGTGATTCAGTTTCTGTCACAGGCATTCCCCAACGAAGTCAAGTTTAACAAGGACCAAATCAACGTTACCACCATCGACATCGAGGTTGCATCCGACGAAGGTTTCCCCGAACCCGAGTATGCAAACCACCCTGTCATTTCTATTGCGGCACGTAACACGTTCAGTGACACCTACTATGTCTGGGGTCTGAACGAGTATGATACCTCGCGCAACGAACTCAATGTCGAGTACTTTTACTGTGAGTCCGAGAAGAATCTACTCACGGCGTTTCTCGGTTGGTGGCAGAGTAACTGTCCAGATATCGTGACGGGTTGGAACTCCAAACTGTTTGACATGGCCTATCTCGTCAATCGTATGAACAAACTCATTGGTGAAGAGATGACCAAGAAACTCTCGCCATGGGGTTTGATTCGTGACCGAAAGATTCCTACAATGGGTGGACGTGAACAGATTGCGTATGACCTAGAAGGTGTGATGCAACTTGACTATCTCGACCTGTTCAAGAAGTTTACACTCAACACTTATGGTCAACAAGAATCCTACAAACTTGACCACATCGCACACGTGGTTCTGGGTGAACGTAAACTATCCTATGAAGAGTATGGTTCACTCCACTCTCTTTACAAACATGACTTTCAAAAGTTTATTGACTATAACATCAAAGACGTTGAACTCGTTCACAGACTGGACGAGAAGATTGGTATCATCTCACTGGTGATGACAATGGCATACGGTGCGAAAACCAACTATGGTGATGCACTGGGTACCACGGCCATCTGGGATTCGATTATCTACAACGAACTGATGGAAGACCGAATCATCATTCCACCCAAACCTTCGATTGACCATAATGCGGGTAAGATTGTTGGTGGTTTCGTTAAGGACCCGATGGTGGGTTCACACGACTGGGTTGTGTCGTTTGACCTCAACTCCCTGTATCCCAACATCATTGTACAATATAACATGTCACCCGAGACGATGTGTTATGATGAGGATATGGATACGACCAAATGCGCCAACGGTGCGATGTTTCGAAAAGACTTTGAGGGTATCATTCCAAAAGTAATTCGTAAGTTCTATGACAATCGAGTTGTCATCAAGAAACAAATGATTGAGGCCAAGAAACAGTACGAGAAGACACCAACCAAGAAGTTGGAGAATGAGATCGCCCAGTTAGACAATCGACAAATGGGTATCAAAATTCTCATGAACTCTCTTTACGGCGCCTTGGCCAACAAATACTTCCGATACTTTGATCATCGTATTGCAGAAGGTGTGACGATGTCGGGTCAACGTGCAATCAAATGTGCAGAGAAGGCAGTCAACGACGAGATGAACAATCTTCTTCAGTCCGACGAAGACTATGTTATCGCCATTGACACTGACTCGGTGTACATCAACATGGCACCTTTGGTTGAGAAGTTCTCACCGAAAGATCCTGTGAAGTTTCTTGACAAGATATGTGAAGACCATTTCGAGAAGGTCCTCGACAAGGCTTATCAGACGTTAGCCGACGAGACGAGTGCGTATGAGAATCGCATGATCATGAAGCGAGAAGCGATTGCAGACCGTGGAATCTGGATGGCGAAGAAACGTTACATTCTGAATGTACACAACAACGAAGGTGTGCAGTACGCACAACCCAAACTCAAGATGATGGGTATCGAGGCAATCAAGTCTAGTACGCCCCAGATCGTGCGTGACAAGTTCAAAGAAGTATTTCGAGTCATCGTAGAAGGTACCGAATTGGACACACAACGCTTCATTTCAGACTTTAGATCCCAATTTAAGAATCTTACGCCCGAAGAGATTGCGTTTCCTCGTGGTGTGTCAGAGATTGTGAAGTGGCAAGACCGCAGAACAATCTACGGTAAAGGTACACCTATTCATGTGCGTGGCGCATTGTTGTACAATCACCACCTAAAACAGAACGGTTTGACTGATAAGTATGAACGCATTCAGGATGGCGAAAAGATTAAGTTTCTCTATCTCAAAGTGCCGAACGTGATACGTGAGAACGTGATATCGTTTCCTATGACGTTACCCAAAGAGTTCCGCTTGCATTCTGCTATCGACTATGATACAATGTTCAAGAAAACATTCCTTGATCCACTCGAACCCATTCTCGAAGCGGTTGGGTGGCACTCGGAACCAAGGGCAACTCTGGAGGACTTCTTTGGATAATGTACGAACTCACTATATTCAAAAATCGCTTTGATAACAAGACGCATCGCAGACAGAAACTGTCCGATTGGAATGGCTTTGTCAAATTACTGTATCAGTTGTCGAGAGTATCTAAAACAGGTAAGAAAGACGCTGAACTGATCAGTCCTGCTACCTACACTGACGGCACAACACGAAGCAACGACAACGTCGAATATTGGGGCAACTGGGCCGCAGTCGACGTTGATGATTTTGAAACATACGGGGGTGATCTTGAGTCTATATTGGTCAGCAGTCTTTTTCAGTATGACTACGTCTGTTATTCTACTGCTAGCAGTACCAGTGATAATCCAAAGTTTCGCCTCGTCTTCAATCTTACGAGACGAGTTGAGAAAGATGAAATCAAATCTTTCTGGTATGCGCTCAATACCGAGTTGGGAGAGATCGGAGATAGACAGACTAAAGACTTATCTCGAATGTATTACATCCCTGCGCAATATGCTGGTGCTAACAATTTTATCTTTCGGAACTCTGGTAACCCTATTGATGTTGACTATCTTATAGCGAAACATCCATACAAAGAACGAGAAGGGAATAACTTCCTAGATAGACTGCCACCCGAATTACAGAAGGCAGTACTAGAACACCGAAAAGAATCAATGAACAACACTAATGTATCGTGGACGGATTATCGTGATTGTCCGTTCTTTCCAAAACAACTTGCTGCTGAATATCGGACCATTACACAAACGGGATGGTATCATAAAATGTATCAAATCATGGTTGCAACTGCAGCAAATGCAATCAAACGAGGATATCCCATTACTGCAAAACAAATTGCTGACTTGTGCCGACAATTTGACAATGAAACGGGAATGTGGTATACTAATAGACCGTTAGAAAAAGAAGCGGATAGAGCCGTAGAATATGCTTATAGAAACGTATAGGAGAATCATATGAGCGAATTGATTGAAAATCAACCCGAAACAAAACCAGCCGAGATGTTCAAAGTTGGTGTAGTGGGTGACAATAAACTGGCAATGTCAACATATGCGGGTTTCGATACACCGAACACAGAAAGATTGCGTGTTGATGGTGTCGCAGATATCCAATCATTGATTGAGTGGGGACCAAATTTGGTCGTCTTCTGTGAAGACATTCCTATCAAGAAAAACGATACATTGAACGATGGTGACTTTATTGCTGCCATTTCAAATGTGATTCGTCAAAACAATTGTGGTATCTGTATTCGAAATACCCTGAATATGGAAACTACCGAACGCCTGGTCATGACGTTGACCATGCCTGTGTTCCAAGCAAAGATCATTTACTTCCCTGTTATGACAACACCAATTGACACAGGTGATTATATTATCGCAGATTATTCAGCAATTGGTGGTGACAAAAAAGCACTTGAAGGGTTTATGCCTATCATGCAACACCTGTCGCATTTTTCTGCAGCGGATCTGTCTACAGGTTCTGTGTTTGAAGTGGTGTATGCGAAGATGGCAATCAGTGGTTTCAAAGCTCTTCGTCAGAAGTATTTTGATCAGTTACACGATGCGATTATGGATATCAAGAATGCGAATCCTACGATCGTTCGTCGAATGATTGAGAAAAGTCCGGATCTCAATACCAAATCTGTCATGGTCCCTTCATTCATATCTGGTTCGGACGTTGTCGGTGATGTTCGTTTGTTCTCGGCTGCGACTGACAAACTTCCACTTCTTGACGCAATCGTTGGAGAATAATCTATGTCCATTATGGATAAACTGAAGAAAAACTCAAAGGTGAAGGGCACTTCGGTGCTCTCCCAATCAGAGTTCTTTGGTGATAGGGAAGTCACACCAATCGACGTGCCTATGTTGAATGTCGCACTGTCTGGTAAACTTGACGGTGGTCTTGTGTCAGGTCTTACTGTACTTGCAGGACCGTCCAAACACTTCAAGACTTCGTTCGCACTGAAGATCGCTTCAGCGTATCTGAAGTCAGATCCTGAAGCAGTGATGTTGTTCTATGATTCGGAGTTTGGTTCACCCCAATCTTACTTCGAAACGTTTGGTATTGATCTGGATCGTGTATTACACACACCCATCACCAACGTCGAAGAGCTGAAGTTTGATCTGATTAACCAATTAGAAGCAATGGAGAAGAAAGATAAGGTCATCATCGTGATCGACTCGATCGGTAACCTTGCGTCGAAGAAAGAACTCGAAGATGCGATCAACGAGAAAGCGGTTGCTGATATGTCTCGTGCGAAAGCATTGAAAGGTCTGTTCCGTATGGCGACTCCGTATCTGACTATGAAGAACATTCCGTTACTTGCTATCAATCACACGTATAAAGAGATCGGTCTGTTTCCTAAAGATATCGTTGGGGGTGGCACGGGTATCTATTATTCTGCTGATAACATTTGGATTCTTGGTCGTCGTCAGAACAAGACGGGTACAGAGGTGACTGGATATGATTTCATAATAAATGTGGAGAAATCACGTTATGTCAAAGAGAAATCTAAAATACCTATTTCGGTTAGTTGGGACGGGGGTATTGAACGGTTTAGTGGTCTACTGGACGTTGCTATTGCTTCTGGACATATAATCAAACCATCAAACGGTTGGTATCAGAAAGTGGATACGAACACTGGCGAAGTGATCGGTAACAAAGTTCGTGAGAAAGATACGTTGACCGAAGAGTTCTGGACTGACATTCTCAAAGACGAGAAGTTCAATGAGTTCATGATGAAACAGTACTGTATTGGACAGAAGACCATTGTTGACATGGACGAGATTCTGGAGATGGAGGAATGAGGTTCAAACGTTTGCGAGAAGGTACTGACTATCAGTTGGTACCTTCAGCAGAAGCAGAAAACGAACAAGCTTGGGATGTTCGTGTATTAACTGGGGACTTTATCGAAACTGTTATACGTTTCGGTAATATTGCAGTAGATGGAGAAAACGGTTGCTTAAATTTTAATTTTATGGTATTATCGTCACCTAGTGGTCATGATGAAGATTCTATCGAATTGCAAGATCATGCTGCGGAGATTCTGCAAAGTGTCTTGGAAGATGCTATTCAGGAAGGTTCTTTAGTTATGGGCAACCCCGAGGAAAACAGTGAAGATTGATTTAGAACAGACCATTCTACAAAATCTATTGACGAATGAACCTTACATGCGTAAGGTCATTCCCTTTATTAAGAAAGAATACTTCGAAGGTACGTACCGACTGTTGTTCAACGAAGTCGTTCGATTCATATCGAAGTACAATAAATTACCGACCCTTGATTCATTCAAGATTGAGATTGACCAGTCTGACAAATTCAACGAACAGACCTACGGTCATGCGGTCGATGTCCTTCCTTTCATCTTTGAAAAGAAAGATGAGAACCAACAATGGTTGTTAGACACAACCGAGAAGTGGTGTCAGGATAGAGCAATCTATCTGGCGATCATGGAGTCAATTTCTGTTATTGATGGTAAACACCAGAAGTTGACCAAGAACGCACTGCCTGACATCCTACAGAACGCTCTGGCGGTATCCTTCGACACAAACATTGGTCATGACTACCTTGAGAATGTGGACGAACGATTTGCCTTTTATCATGAACAAGAAGAACGTATTCCGTTCGACCTTGATTACTTTAATCGTATCACCAAGGGCGGTCTTCCCAACAAGACTCTGAACATCGCCCTTGCGGGTACGGGTGTGGGTAAATCGTTGTTCATGTGTCACTGTGCCGCCAGTGCCTTATCTCAAGGTCGTAACGTCTTGTACATTACGATGGAGATGGCCGAGGAACGCATCGCAGAACGTATTGATGCGAACCTCATGAATGTTCCGATTGACCAACTCGAAAACATGTCACAGAATATGTTTCGAGACCGTGTTGAGAACATCGCAAAGAAGACTAACGGTAAACTAATCATTAAGGAATATCCTACAGGTCAGGCACACAGCAGTCACTTCCGTGCACTACTGAATGAACTGAAACTAAAAAAGAAGTTTGTACCTGAACTTATCTTTATTGATTACCTAAATATATGTGCATCGTCAAGAATGAAGGGCATGGGAGGCGCGATAAACTCGTATAGTTACATCAAGTCAATCGCAGAAGAGATCCGTGGTCTTGCCGTTGAATTCGATGTTCCTATTGTTTCCGCAACTCAAACCACTCGTTCGGGTTACTCCAACTCTGATGTGGGATTGGAAGACACCTCCGAATCGTTTGGTCTACCTGCCACCGCAGACTTGATGTTTGCGTTAATCTCCAATGATGAGTTAGCTGGTCTTGGTCAGATTATGGTGAAACAGTTGAAGAACAGATATAACGACCCCAACGTCGATAAAAGGTTTGTGGTAGGGGTTGACAGGTCCAAGATGAAACTGTATGATGTAGATGAGTCACAACAGGATATTCTGAACGACGAAGACGTTCCTGTATTTGACAAAACACCTTCAGGAGAAAAATTAAAAGGTATAAAAGTATTCTAGGAGGCAGTTATGGACCCATACGTACACACAGCGATTGCGACAGGAATGTTGTTTGTTGCATATCAAGTAGGGAAGTACCTCGGCCGTAAGGAAGCTGGTCATGATATTTGGTTCGGGTTGTTAGACGTTTTTAATGCAAAACGAATTGAAATAAATGAAGAGGGTGAGTTCCTAGTAACCGACCACAACAACAATGAAAGAAAGGTAAATTGATGGAAGTACCGATTAGAAGCAGATATTTTTTAGAAAAACTCGACTCCGTTGTCGAGGAATTCTATTCTGTTTATAATCAAAAGAAAGATACTATAGTGTCTATAAGTGACAGTAAGTTTTTTCATGATAAAAAAGACGATGCCAAGTGGCATATGACACGAGAACGTTTGGATTATTATAGAAAAATTGGGGATGATCCAAAGGGTGTCCCCAGAGATTTTAAAACGATCCCTTTGTCAAATCTTAAAAAAGACGATCCCGAGTCGTGGAGTTCGATTTATCAAAAATGGAGGTATGATTTTGCGAATGATCTGGGTGTAAAAACCTGTACTCTGTTTAACTTTTATTTGGAAGACAATTACATAGGTTGGCACACAAATCATGGCGCAAATGGTTATCAAGTCTTGTTTACATGGTCAAAGACAGGTGATGGGTATTTCTGTTATTACGACATTGAAAAAGATGAAATAATTACCATACCAGACAAACCTGGCTGGCAATGTAGAACGTTTTATTTTGGTAGAGAAGACGAACCTGAACACATGTGTTGGCACGCTTGTTACACCAATAGTGAACGAATAACTCTTGCATATAGATTCGACAACGAATCCAAGAGTTCATCACAGGATAAACTCGCACAAAATTTGAGAGATGATTTGATTGATGAAATTATGAGGGAAGAATGATAGAATATAAATTTAGAGAAGATGAATTAATAGATGAATTTAAAAAATATATCGACTCCACATACAGTGGACATTACGGACAAGGCGGATTGCAGTCTTCTGAAGTCATTGTTGACCGTGGGCATGGTATGGGATTCTTCCTTGGGAATGTCGATAAGTACAACGGACGTTATGGAAAGAAAGGTAGTCCAACCGACCATCGCAAAGATATCGTAAAGATCATTCACTATGGTTTCCTTGCGTTATACGAACACGACCGTATTCACTCAAATAAATATGGTCTGACTTTTAGTGAAGATGTTCAGGGACCAGATGTTAAATGAACGACGATATTTTTGATTTTGGATTCACTGCGGTTACTGAAGAAGAACTGGAAACGGTTCAGACGGCAACTCTCGTCGCAGATGATGTCCAAGACCGACTAGAAAGGTTGTACAATGCGATACAACCTCTTTTAACAAATCTACGTGCAAATCCAGAAAAGGACTATATCTACTGGCCGAATCGACTGTCCAAGGTCGAACAGTTTTCGGATCATTTAGATAAGATCTACAGTGACGATTGATTATAAATCTTTAAAGGAAGCGTTCAGTGATACGATCATTGCAACGCCTCTCAATCTATTTTTAAATTGGGTGTTTCTCTCTTTGTTTTTGGCAATGCAGATGACAGCGGTTGAGATATCCTTTGCAATGACGGCAATCTTTTTCGGAGTTGCCGTAATCCGTAAGTATTATGTAAGACAGTGGTTTAAAAGGAGATACAAAGTATGATTAGAATTGGTGACAAACTACCCCAAGTTACTTTCAAAACACGAGTACGAGACGAAAGTATCGAAGGACCAAATCCTTATCGTTGGGAAGATAAAACAACCGACGATTATTTCAAAGGGCAACGAGTGATTCTGTTTGCATTGCCAGGAGCATACACACCCACCTGTTCAACCTACCAGTTGCCGGGCTATGAAAAGATGGCACCTGAATTTGCAGAGTTAGGTATTAACAACATCTATTGTCTGTCAGTCAATGATGCGTTTGTTATGAACTGTTGGGCACGTGATCAAAAACTAGAGAACGTCAAGGTGATTCCAGACGGTTCTGGTAAGTTCACCAATGCGGTTGGTATGCTTGTGGACAAGGACAACCTCGGGTTCGGTAAACGTTCGTGGCGTTACGCTATGGTGGTCGATGACGGTGTAGTTGAGATGTTCTTCCGTGAGGCTGGATTCCGAGACAATGCAGACGATGATCCCTATGAGTTCTCAAGTCCAGAACATGTGATGGCGTATCTTAAGAGTGGTGACGCAAAGAAGGCGGCGTAATGACGTTCGAAAAACAAATGTTAGGAACATATATAGAACTCATCAAACAATGGCACCGTGATCGTAATCTGATCGACGGTGCTACCGACAAAGACCAAGTCTGTAAACTGATACAGGAAGTAGGTGAATTAAGTGATAACGTGTGTAAAGGGCGTGATATTCGTGACGATATTGGTGATTGTATTGTCGTTCTGGTTAACATTGCCGAAAGACACGGAGTGAGCTTGACAGAATGTTGTGAAGTAGCGTATAATGATATCAAAGATCGAAAAGGTCGAATGGTCGATGGTATATTTGTGAAGGAGAGTGATGATGGTTGATATGACTGGTTTTGTAAAGGCGGCACAACAAGGTGTAGTTACTGTGGTGTTCAAGAAGATTTATGATGGTGAGATTCGAGTGATGCCCTGCACACTCAATCGAGAGTTGTCAGAGAATAACGTGCCCGAGATTCTTGAGCAGAAAGACATGGGCGACAACATTGCGGTGTGGGCGATGGATAAGATGGAGTGGCGTTCGTTTCGTTGTGACACTGTGATTGAGTGGTTCGAAGGTTATCCTGCCGAAATGGCATCTTAAGGAAATTCTTATATGATGTTGTCCAAACAAGACGCTTACTATGCAGCAGGCGTCTTTGCTGATTTCTTTTCTAGTATGCAAAGAATCGACGACTATATGCGTCAGGTCAAGATGGAACGTATGGCAACGTTTCCTACTGGACTTCCTGGCATGGGTGTCGAGACGGATTTCTTTGATGATTTCGATATGCATCCCAATGATATGGAATTCATCATCGGGGACTGTCCCCAAAAACAGTTCATGCAGTATATGGAAGTCGTCACGTCTGCACCAGTCGAAGCCAGCATCCCCGGCAAACAAATGTTGAAGATTGTCAAAGAAAGGAACTCGGGTAAAATCTTTGGTATGATTCGATTCGGTTCACCGACAATCAACTCACGTCCTCGCAACGAATGGTTGGGTCGACCTTTGGACAGTCACAATCCCGAAGTGATGAAACGATTCAATGCGTCCGTCATCATGGGGTTTAACATCATTCCCGTGCAACCGTGCGCTGGCTTTAATGCGTTGGGTGGCAAACTACTTGCCGCTATTTGTTGTTCTCATAACATAAGACGTGAACTGAACAAACGTTATGGTTCGAATATCTGTATGTTCGAGACCACATCCCTCTATGGGAGTTCGTCTGCCGCAAGTATGTATGATGGTATGCGTCCATTCTTACGATTTAACGGTTTGACAGATTCAAACTTCGCCCCACTGATTAACGACACGAACTTCCGCAATCTCAACGATTGGTTTCGTAAACGTAATGGTGGTGAATACTTGGTGCCAGCTGATGCGTCTTCACGCAAGTTGAAGACACAAACCAAGATGGTGTCCATTATCAAATCCTCTCTCAAACAATATGATGTGGATGCCTATGCGAAGTTCTGTCAAACCTTTA